GATCGCGCACCCGACTTATGGGGTGAGGCAGGCTTCGCACGAACCCTTTACTGGCTCGGCGCTTGAGCGCCTCGCTGGGCGCGGGGCACCGGCTACGACCGGGCGCCCCACGCTACTGACGCGGCAGCGAAGCTGCCTTGTCCTGCCGCCCCCCTACGGGGGTTGCCCTCGCATCCCAGTGGGGAGTACTCACGCTGGCGTCAACAACTATTGTCACATGTCGCGCTGCGCCATGGCGTAGTAACTGTAAACACATAGCGTCTGCACACGCGACCCGCCCTGTGCCGCAGCACTCCCCCCTGTAGGTAATCTATAAGCGTCGCTGTATACATGTTGTTATCGTCTTTGACGTAACGTTTAATATAAAATTATTTGCACATAGGTGGTGGTGATATATCACCTCCCTTTAGGGAGGGATTGGTGTGGTAGCTCCCCCCACGGTTTGCTCTTAGAGCAGGTCGCCGTAGCTAATGTTTCTAGCCGACACCTTGTTTTGATGATATGTCGTTCATCACGCTGCTTACCTATTTCAAAGAATAGATACCTACCCAGGTTTCCCTGTTTACTGCCCGCCACTTGCAAACGTGGTACGCACATGGTTCTTGCCGGTTGTGTCACAAAGTATAGACCCACCTTTTTTATTGGAGGCCTCTTCTAAGAATATTCCTTTGATATATTACGAACATGAAAACTACCGACATGAATATCTTTGAATGGCTCGAGTACGGGATGAAGCGGGGCTCTTGCTCTGAGGCTGTATGCAGTACACATGACGGGCTTCCTATGACTGATGAGGAGAACGTTGAGTGGGATGAAGGCGGAGATCCTTGTGTCCATGCTGTGCGTCTATACCAGCCTTAGGAGTTAGGAATTCCTAGGAACGCTGTGTTACTGTTTTGCAGCACTACTCTCACGATTGGACAACGTTTATGGCTATAAAGAAACCAGCGGGCAAGAAGCCTGTTCCTCCGACCAAGGGACAAAAAGCTGACTCGAAGCGCAAGATTAAGCAGGCTGCTCGAATCATTGCAAACAACAACGAGTTGAAGAAGATGAACCCTGGCGTTGGCGCTATGGCTCGTAGACAAACCCCATCAAGCCTTAAATCGGCTGCTACATACAAAGGAAAATAATTATGGCTATGAAGAAGTTTGGTCCAGATAAGAAAAAAGGTATGAAGGCTGATAGTGCCCGTAAGACGCGCGAAGCACAGTCAATGGCTATGGACAAGATTAAGGCCAAGAAGTCTGCTGGTGCTGATACCAAGCGCAAGGCTGCTGAGGCAAAAACATACCCTCCTGCAAAGAAAGCTCCGTCATCTGCTGCACTTGGTTTGACCAAGAAGAAGAAAAAAGGAATGTAGTTTCCCCATCACGCAAGTAATATCGAGACCCCTGCCGAAAGGTGGGGGTCTTTTGTTTTAGTAAGTTGGTGGGCGCGGGAGAACTGGAACGCTACCGACAAGCGCTCAACAGCACACCCACCAACTCAGTGCAAGTGTAACAAATAAGTAGTACTGTTCAACTGTGGCAAAAGGCAAGAGGGTAATTACCGCAGAAGACAGAGCACTTTTCTGGCAGTCCATAAATGCTGGGCTATCAATCAAAGAGGCTTCTCGTCTTTCTGGCATCAACTATCAAACAGGTAGATCCTGGATGATTAAACAACGCCGTATCAAAGCCGAGATTCAGGCTGTAGAACTAGAAGAAGGCAAAGAGACCCTTCATAGTGGCAACAAAAAAGAACGCAAGATTGTAAAACAAATAAGCGAAGAGCCGGCATTGCCACCAGTTATACCCACCGGCAGATTAAACGAACGCGCTGCCAAAGCGCTAGAGGACTTTGACTACTTCAGACGGGTATACCTAGGAAGAGTCCCATCCCCTTGGCAGGTAGATGCTGCATACAAGATCGTTAGATACCTAGAGAGTCCTGAAAAAGAGTTTGTTTGCCTCAACTGCCCGCCCGGAGCCGGCAAGTCAACCCTGTTCCATGACGTAGCCGTGTGGTGCATTGTCCGAAACAGATCAATCCGTGTAATGATTGGATCAATTAGCCAAACGCTGGCAAAGCAGTACTCACGCCGCATCAGAGACACCCTCGAACGCAGCTCTCCGTTGATACCAGACCCAGAACTGGTCAAACGTGGGCTTGCCTTAAACGCAGAAGCCTGTCTATCCCTTGACTATGGGCGATTTAAGCCACAAAATCAGGGTGCCCTATGGAGAGCAGAGGAGTTTATTGTTGAACAGCACACCCTTGGTGGCCTTGACAACAAAGAACCAACCGTTTCGTCCTATGGAATTGACTCAGAGTTCATCGGACACCGCGCCGACCTCTGTTTGTTTGACGACGTTGCTTCTCCAGAGAACGCCAAAGAGTCAGTAGCCCGTGACAAGCTCCTAGAGCGCTGGGACACGATGGCTGAGGCCCGCTGCGATCCAGGCGGTTTGCTTGCTGTTGTAGGCCAGAGGCTTGGGCCAGGGGATCTTTATGCCCACGTGTTGTCAAAGGTCACATACGAGGACTTTGAGGACGACTACGAGGGAGATGACGTCACTGATATATCAGAGGTGAAGGAACCAGTAAAGAAGCAGAAGTATCACCACTTGATCTACAGGGCCTACTACGAAGAGCTTGATACTGGGCCAAAATCGAAACGAAAAGATGCACCAGCATGGCCTAACGGACCACTTCTTGACCCATACCGGCTTTCCTGGAAGGATCTTTCGTACCTAAAGCACTCAAGTCCTGCAAAGTTTAGGATTGTTTACCAGCAAGAAGACAACGCAGAAGGCAACTACCTCATTGACCGAGTATGGGCTACGGGTGGCATGGGTGGAGATGGTGTTTCCTACCCTGGCTGCATTGATAATGACAGACGACCTGGTTACATACCAGCAGGATTGACCCCACCAATCATTTCAATTGCCTCAGTTGACCCATCACCCACCATGTTCTGGGCTATCCAGTGGTGGTTGTATCAACCAGAGACCAAACTTAGGTATCTCATCGATGTCGAGCGGATCAAACTGACTGCTGAAGAGCTATTGGGTTACGACACGGGCTCTTCTACCTATTCCGGAATCATGGATAGTTGGCAAAATCGATCTTTCGAAATGGGTTACCCCATTTCTCACTGGATCGTTGAGGTCAATGCTGCCCAAAGATTCCTTTTGGCACATGACTTTGTACGCAAGTGGCAGGCATTACGAATGGTAAACGTCATTCCACACACAACATCCAGAAACAAACTAGATCAAAACCTTGGAGTAGAAGCACTTCTTCCACCATTGTGGCGAACCGGACAGGTAAGACTCCCAACAATGAGGGACAACTGGAAGACTCTGGCCTTTATTGACGAGATGACTACATGGACACGCAACAAAAAACAAAGCACCGACCTTGTTATGGCGCACTGGTTTGCAGAGCTACACGTTCCTCAAATTGGTCCGTATGCAACTCCACCAAAGATGTGGCGACCGTCCTGGCTTGTATGATACCTTTATATGACTTACGCGAACTGAGGTTTTATGGCTACAGCAAAAAAGAAAGTACCTGCTAAAAAGGCTTCTGCAAAAACAGCAGCACCGGCAAAGAAAGCGCCAGCAAAAAAAACACCAGCCAGAAAAGATCCAATTGGTGATGCACTGACCGCAAAAGAACGAGCAAAGTACGGACCATACACTTCTGGAAGCGAAACAAACTACACGCCAGGTGACCGATCAAAAACTCTACGTGCTTACTCGCGCGTAACTGGATATATCCCACGCAGTAGTGGTGGCGGTCGAGGGAATATCTCCAGTATTCGTGGCAGCGGTGGATTGTCGAATCGCGGCAAATAACTAAATGCTAACTACTGAGGAAATCGTCCAACTCTACGAACAGCGCCGTAGAAATCAAGGCCCCGTTCAAGAGCAAATGCGTCGTGTACGCGACCTTGCAAACGGAGATGTCATTGTTCCTCTTAACGAACTAGACAAGAATGCTAAATCCTCAGTAGCAAACCTATTGGTGCAGGGCTTGGATCAGATGTCAATGCGTGTGACATCAACAATGCCATCGCCATACTTTCCGCCAATTAAAGAGGGATCAGAGCGCTCCAAGTCGTCTGCTCGTATGCGCAAACGCGCAATGTTGTCTATTTGGGACCACAACCGTATGCAAATGAAGATGCGTCGTCGTGCTCGACACCTTCTTGGGTACTCCCAATCTGCCGTTGTTATCAAACCAGACTTCAAAACCCTTATGCCAACGTGGTCTGTTCGTAACCCACTTGACACTTTTGCTGCTGCAGTAGATGATCCGGACGATCCGCTACCACAAGACTGCATATTTACCTATCGCGCAAGCGCAAGTTATCTCTTGCAAAACTACGGCGAACTTGTATTGGGCAAACTGCGTCTAGGCAAAGTTGCCGCAGATACCAAGTACACAATGCTGGAATACATCTCGCCTGAGTGCATACACCTAGTTGTTCTTGGTGCAGAAGATTCACCAAACCTAACCGTAGGTGAACGTGCCGGCGTAGAGGCGATGACATTGGAGTACATTCCGAACCGCACAGATATGCCACTCGCTGTAGTAGCAAACCGAATTACCATTGACAAGCCACGTGGTCAGTTTGACGGCGTTATGGGTATGTACTACACCCGTGCACGTTTGCAAGCACTAACCGAAATTGCTATTGAACGTGGTATCTTTCCAGAAGAGTACTTGATTGCTCGACCAGGTGAAAACCCAGAGATCTTGCAGGTTGCTGATGGCAAAGCCGGGCAACTTGGCGTTGTAAAGGGTGGCGATATCCAACAGCTGCAACTAAACCCTGGCTATAAAACCGATACCGCTCTTGATCGACTCGAGCGACAAGAACGACTAGAGGGTGCTATCCCAGCAGAGTTTGGCGGTGAGTCTGCCAGCAACATCCGTACTGGTCGTCGTGGTGAATCCGTACTATCTGCAACTGTCGACTTCCGCGTACAAGAAGCACAAGCCACGTTTGAGCAATCCATACTAGAAGAGGACAAGATTGCCATAGCCATTGAAAAGGCATACTGGGGCAACACTACAAAGTCTTTTTTCTTTGGACGCAAATCTTCGGTTGGTGAAGAAACCTACGTTCCAAACAAAATCTGGCAAACAGACTTCCATTACGTTGGGTATTCGGCAGCCGGTTCAGATGTCAACAACTTGATTGTTGGTCTTGGCCAACGATTGGGTACTGGTCTTATGTCCAAAGAATCCGCTCGTGAAGCAGACCCATTGATTGCAGATCCAGATCTAGAACACGACCGAATCATTGCAGAAGGAGTAGAGAGTGCTTTACTTTCGAGTATTCAGCAGCAAGCTGCGAATCCTGAAGGCCCGTATCAACCGGAAGATTTGGCATATTTAACCAAACTTGTTGTTGAGCAAGATGTTCCGCTATTTGATGCAGTACGCCGTACAGATCAACGAGCAAAGGATCGTCAAGCAGCACAGGCACCACAGGGCGCACCAGAGACAATGCCAGGACTTGCAATGCCAGGAATGGGAGCAGAGATGCCGGCTGGTCCACCACCAGAAGCCGCAGGTCCACCAGATCTACAATCACTATTGGCGCAACTAGGGGGTAGGTAGTGGCTCAGCAGTATCCAAATAGAAGCGATCTACGCAATCCAATGAGTCAGGTTGCAGAAGGTCAGACATATGGAATGGCAAAGCAACAACAAGATGCAATGCGGGCTGTTCCTGTAGGGAAATCACCAGTAGAGGTTGAAAAACCTGTGATTATGCCGGGTTCTCTAGGTAGTTTTGCTAGACCAACAGAGCGACCAAATGAACCAATTACTGCTGGTGTCGACTACGGTGCAGGACCAGGATCTATTGAGGCAGGGGTAAACCTTGTACGCGCCGAGCGAGAAAACGCTATGGACGAAATAAGAGCTATCTATCAGGCTTTTCCTAGTGAAGAGTTGGGGATGTTGATTCAATTTTATGAAACGATGGAATAATGGCATTTGGAGATCCAACCTATAACGAGGGCGCACTTCGTAAAGCTTTAGCAAAACAGAACAAAACAACCTTTGTAAAAGAAAACGTCAACGAAGACTTTGCCGAAAAACTGCGTCAAGCAGTACTTGTTGCTCCATATGTAAAACCAGAAGTTTTATTGGACATGGTAAAGCGCGGTGCGAGCGATTCTGTACTAAACACGCTTAACACAATTTCATTTGAAAAACTACAAAGAGAAGAACCAGAAGACAAACAATACAACTGGTTCCAAAGGAACGTTACACAGAAAATAAAAAACGGCGTTCGTTTTGCTCAGGCAGCCGGCGATCTTGGTACAAGTTTTGCTCAATCAATCCCATACATGCTGGCTACGCCAGGAGATCAAACCGGCGAGATCTTTGAAACATCAAAACTTAAAATGTTTCTTGATGAAACAAAACAATATGGCTGGAATGAAGCAGGCGGCGGAGATGGCTGGACACTAACTCCACGTTTTGAAGAGCGCCAGGGTGCTAAAACTAGAAGCGTTTTTGCTCAAACTCCAGGAGGAATTACCGAACAAGGAAACGCATCATCGTTTGGACGAGGACTTACGAATTTAGTAAATCTCAATCCAAACGAAGGATTGGGTATTTTTCTATCTGGTGCTGTTGATGCATTTGTCAACATAAGAACAGATCCAGTGGGTGGTGTTCTTGAAGCACCAAAGCTTGTAAGTCGGACACTAAGAGGAAAAAAACTTGCAGGCTTGATGGGAGAAGTTGGCCAAGAAGCACCCACCAAAATTACGGATGTATACAAACTTGGCAAACAAGCAAATCAACTTCCCGATACAGCTTCAGACTGGGCTCGAATTAAAGATGTTCGTGCTGATTTTGCAGGCAAAAGAATGTCTGTCTACGATCAAGTAGAACTTGACGTACTAAAAGGAAATCTAACCGAATCAGAAGCCGCATTCAAGGCGAAACAACTCATCGAAGTCCAAAACAAACTTTTGTTGAAAGCCGAACAAGAAGTTTGGAATACCTCTCTAACTAAAAAGGTTTTGCAAACCGACAAACGAGCTCAGTTCGTAGTAAAAAGAATTGCAGACATGGAACCGGGCAGTGGTCTGGCACATCGAATTCGCACGGAAATATTCAATGGAAATATCTCGCTTGAGTATGCGCAGGAATTTGCTGACGCAGTTGGTGATTCAGGCAAAGTCCAAGATGTATTCCTAAAGGTACTGAATAAACTTGAAGTTGGCGATGCTCTCGTATCAACCAACCTAAACAAATATGGTGGAGTAACAGCAAGGGGAAAGGCACTATTCGGCGGTTTCAAATCAACTACTGGATTAGAAAAAATTGCTGATAGCAATAAGATCACCCGTTTCTTTGGCAAACAGCCACAACAGACATTATTGCCACTTGGATCAACACGCCAACGCATGGACACGGTTGACAACTTTGCGAGGTTTGTTGACGTCGCTCTTGGCGGAACGGAAACCGTAACCAAGCAACAAAAATTAGATCTTGTAGATCGTGTAATGAAGGCTGTAACCCAAAAAGAGTTTGACATCCAACAGGGGCTTGATGAGTTTGGACAACCTATTTACAAAAAAGTAAAAGGCGGAACAAGGTCTGCAGTATATGCAATAGAAAGCATTGTTGACGAAGTATTCGAAATGGGTATGCGCAATGTTGGATTGCCAGAAGCTCGAATACGAAAAGTTCTTGACGACAAAAACAGTGTAATAACAAAACTGCGCGCCTATGGAAGCGATGCTGCTGGACTTCCCAACGACTATGGACAACTGCAGTCTTTGGCCGCAGCGGGAGTGGTCAACCTAGATGCAATGGTTGCTGCTGCCGCAAGAAAAGGAATTAACGTCACACGAGAAGAACTAATGAATGTTGGTCCTGGTGTATTGGGCGAACTTTATAACCAGGCTGTTTTTCTTCCAGACATGGAAATACTTGCCGGCCTCACCAGAGGAAAAATATGGCGAGAAACTGTTGGTCAAATTGGTCGAAGTGCAGGAACCGGAAAAGAACGCATTGCAGCAAAAGCGCTTGATGTCGCTATCAACGATGTTTGGAAGCCAAGCATTCTTCTCACTGGAGCATATTTAGCAAGAAACCTTATTGACGGACAGGTTCGTATTGCGCTTACAGGCAGGGCAGGACTTAGCGGAATGCTCGACAATCCAGCGGAATGGTTGTTGTGGGCATCGAATAGAAAAGGTGTAAGCGATATCTTTGGTCGCCCCTTGACCATTGATGAAATAGACAGGCTCGTTGAAGATGGTTTGTCAGAACTTGATAACGCCCAGCAAGAACTTGTTGATCTAGCAAACGCAAGAAACTGGTTGCATGGTGGAACTGGTAGTCGACCTGTCAGCAACATGAATAGAGCCCTGCAATTGAATGATGCTCAAATTGTACGCAAAGCAGACGGAGTTCCTTATGCTTATGGAGTTATTGACCAACTAAGAAAGGTTGGAATCTCTGCTGCCGATAGAGCTCTTGCTCGTTTCCAACACATTAATGACGAAGCAGAAAGATTTAGAAAGACACTAGATTTCCTGTATTCAGAAGATGGTGCTGCCGCGCAACAAGAACTGATAAGCATGGCGCAAACTGGACTAAGGGTGGGAACTAGCAGCCTTCCAGGATTTGGCAATGCAGCAATCAAACTTGATACGCCTCAGCAGGTAAGAACCTGGTTGCAGAATGTTATTCAATACCAAATGCAAAACAGGTTGGAAAAATACTCCAAGCTTCCTGAGTTGCAGGCAATCATGTTATCCAACCGGGTTCCAGTGGTCGATGCCGCAACAGGACGCGCATCCATCTTTGAAGCACCACTTACATCCCAAATAATCAGCCGACTTTTTATTGATGGCAAGAAGGTTGCGTCACGTAAGGCCGATGATTTTGTTGGTGCAGTATTCAAGAACGACGAAGGCACAAGTTTCCTTGTTCACAACACAAGGGTTGATGCATCCGGAAAAGTAACCGGAGAGTTGATCGAACTAACAGATGAGATCGTTTGGAATGCCAGAGGCGTACCAGACAACTACTCCGATAATGCAGTTGCGGTAATTTCCAAGTTGGTCCAAGACAAAAATATTGAGAATATATTCCCAGAATTGGTTCCATCAATTAAGCGGGTTAACCCAGATGAGGTCAAAGACCAAACAAAGGGAATCGCAAAAGGTTGGCAAGACTTCCTTGATGTCTTTTTTGTCGGCGTAGTAGATGAGGCAAGGCCACTTGCGACAAAAGCATCAAAGATTTTTTCTGTTGGACGTTGGACAACGAAACTAGAAAAACTTCCAGCCTTTAGGCAGGTTCTTTGGCAGACATACATGGACAACATGAAGGGCTTGTCACGCGATGAAGCACTGAAGTTTAGGGAGTATGTAGTAGCGCTGTCCTCTGAATGGAAAATGAAACCCAATTCAGTTATGGGTGGAACAATGTCCGATAATAGGTGGAAAGCCCTAAACGATCTCCTTGCTCCAGAAAGTGCTGTCAAATGGGGAACCAATACGGCAGAAGACCTAAACACCTATGCATACTCATACGCCAAAGGTGAGCTAAAAGACCTGTTCTTTGATGCTGCTACAAAAACAAACTTTGGAGATAACCAAGGAATGCGGCTCTTGTTTCAATTTGCATCGGCGTGGTACGAAGCAATTAGCACCTATGGCGAATTGATTATCAAAAACCCATCAGAGGTTTACAAGATTCATCGCGGTTTCACTGGAGCAATTGAAGGAAAGCTGCCTGGTTACGAACAGGGTTTCTTCTACCAGAACGAACAAACCGGTCAGTATGTATTCAATGCGCCATTGAGTGGATGGATGATGCAGAGAATGCACAACATCAACGCAGTAATACAAATGCCAATTAAAGGATTAAGCATTGGACTCAATACGGTTCCGGCACTTGGTCCTATTGGAACTTTTGCGGCCAGCGCAATTCTTCCGCATGTGCCAAACAGGGCATTCTTTGAACAAATGTTTACCCCATATGGCCCAGTAAAAGGAACAGAAATTGTAAAGCAAGTGATTCCTGGATTCTTGCGAAAAACAATGAACCTTATTGATGCAGATCCCAAAAAACTAAATGAGAACTTTGGTCAAAACTATGTGGAAACATACCTAACCCTCTCTGCTTCTGGAAGATACGACTTCACCAATCCAGATGACATGAAGAAACTCGAAGAGGATGCAATAGCCCCGGCAAAAACAATTACATTATTGCAGATCATTAGCCAGTTCTTTGGCCCGTCTACAGGAACTCCACAATTTAGGGTAGAAGCTTCTGACGGAGAGTTCTACTACCTATCGACTATTGCAAACGAGTTGCAGAAGTTGCGAGACGAGGACTACGAAACAGCTATTCCAAGATTCCTAGAAATCTATGGAGAAAGCTTGCGTCTATTTACTGCTGGAAAGACGAGGTCTACTGTTGACGGACTGTCGCACACAGAACGATTCTTGCAGTTCCAGCAAGAGAACGAAGATTTCTTTTTTAGGAACAAAGATGTTGCTGCTTATTTTGCTCCAGAAGGTGATGACTATTCCTGGAGGGCATTTAGTTACCAGCTCAAAACGGGCAACCAAAGGCGAATTCCTGTAGGAGAGATCAAGAAGCTTGCTGATAATGCGAACGCTTCTGCAAAATACCGTGCTGAAAGAAAAAAGTTTGGTCCATTTTTGTCTACCAAAAACGAGCAATATCTTTACAACTTTAGAAAAGGTTTAGAAGAGGACTACCCCGGTTATTCTTCAACTCCAAGTTTTAACCCAGCAGATATCCCGAACCTTATTGAAAACTTAAAAAGCGCAATGGCAGAGCCAGAAGTTCAGGATAGCCAAACAACATTTGCATTAAAAGAATACTTTGCGCTCAGGGATGAAATATATTCCCAGATGGAAAAGGCTGGTGTGAAGAGTCTTAAATCCAAGAGGACTATCCCGGCTCGACAGGAGCTAATTAAGAAGGGGTATAACCTATCTTTGGTTTATCCAGATTTCGCAAGACTCTGGGAGCGAGCACTATCTGCAGAAGTTGAATTAGTAAATGAATTTGATGAAGCCGGAAACATAATTTACCAAGACTAATAAAGGGCTAAAACAATGGCAAAACCAAAAGTAACAGACGAAGAAAAAATCAAAGCGCTGGTAGAGGGTGCTACCCCTGCAAGTCTCGATATAAGTCTTGATCAAATTGCTGCATGGAAAAATGCTGGCAAAATAACAGACGAACAAATTGGGAAATTAAATCTAAACAATAACGAAAAGACTCAATTGGCTGACGTCCTTAGTGGCGCTGGCAAACAGGGTTATGTTCTTGACTCAGGGACAGCAGACCAAAACTTTATTCTGCCAGAAGACTATGAAGCAGATCCAACCCTATTTGCTGGCTTTGAAAACTTTGACCCAGAGCTTCAAAAGAAACTTCTTGGGAATATTGGTGCTGGAAAGCGTTACAAACTTGACGGCACTGTAGAAAAAGTATTAGTTGGAACCGAGCTTGTTGATGCTGGTTTGTATGACATTGACGCAGAAGCGCTAGAAATATTTTGGAATCTAAAACCCGATAAGAGAAAAGATATTTTAACCACCTTGCAAAAACACGGTCTTTATTTTGGGAGCAAGCCTTCTCCAGGTTTTAATATGCCAGAAGTAGACCTTGAACCATTGAAGAGATTAATGCTCGTAGGCAACTCTCTTGGTGGAGATATTGATGTTGCCCTTGAGTGGGTAAAAATGACACCAGCAACAGGCAGTGGGCCTGCTCCTAGTTACAGCGCCCGCGAGGATCGCAGAGAGACTCTCCGTTCGACTCTGCAGGAAAAGACCGGAATGGTTGGCGAGCGAGGCGGCTTTATTGAAAGATCAAGCGAAGAGATTGCACAGCAAGAAAGAGCCCGAGGTGGATCTCGTGGGGGTGAGCAAGCTTCCTCACTCGGTTCTGCTGCTGGTGGAATGGTTGAGGGCGAATTTGCTGATGAAACCAAGGCGTATAACTTCGCAAAGTATGCTCGTATCTTGAACCAAATGGCAGGACGATAATGGCTAAGGAAGAAACAAAGCAAGAATACGTTGAGCGGATGATCAAGAATGGTTCGTCTAAAACCAAAAAAGAACTTGCTCGCGAGTTTGAAAACAAAAAGAACTACAGCAAGCTTTCCTGGATTGACAAGGTAAAAACCACCTTTGGTGCTTACTCGTACCTGCTTGATGAGAACATGGGTCTTGGCTCAGATGTAGCAGATGTGCTACGGAAGGCCGTAGAACTTGAGTATGACGACCAGTTCTTTATAACCCAAATAGAGGGAACCGAGTGGTTTAAGTCGAACGATGAAAAGAAGAGGTCGTTTGATCTGTTAGACGTTGCCACCAAGGAACGCACTATTGACCTCAAGATGCAGGACATCCGCAACAACTTTGGTGACATCTTCAAAGAACCAGGGTCTCTTAGGAAGGTTGCCATGGAGACAGCCCGAGCCGGCATGTCTGACCAGGAGTTCAGCAACTACGTTTATGCACGGGCATTCGAGGGCAAGTCAGCAAACCTCTTGCTGCAAAACAAAGATGCACAGTCGGTAAGAGCGTTGGGTTCAAAGTACTTTATGAAGCTTGACGACAAGCAGATACAGGACGTCATGATTGGCAAGACAACATTGCCGGATCTACAGGCAAACCTTGTCCTGAGCGCAAAGGCTCTATTCCCACAGTGGAGTGACCAGTTTGACAAGGGCTTGACACTGGATGAGATTGGTAAACCCTACCTGGGTATTTTGCAGGACTTGACAGAACGAGGCGATATTCAATCCACTGACCCAATGATGCTTAAGGCTCTCGAGTTGGACCCAGAAACCGGTCAAGCCAAATCGCTTACTAAGTGGATGTCTGAGATTAAGTCAGACCCATCCTACGGCTACCAGTACACAACAAAAGCCAATAAAGATGCGTTGAATTTGACATCTACATTCGCAAGAATATTTGGAAAGGTGGTTTAGTCATGTCTATGATGGGCGGCGGGGGTTTTGGCAATATTGATCTAGGTGCGCTAGAGGGAATGCTTGCTCCTGTTAATGAGCAGTTTGGTGGTGCTGCTTCTCCAGCAGTCCCAGGGGTTGAAGCAACCGATTTTACCCAGCAGATTAACGATGCGTATGCCCCCAAGTATGCTTACTACACGCCTGATGTGGGCGGTACCGCTGGAACTGGTGGTAATGGAGACACGGGTGGTGATGGAGATACGGGTGGAACTGATACAAGTCTGCAAGATACTTTTCTTGCATATATTCAAGGGTTGGAGCAACAACGTGCCAATACGGCAGCCGCAGCCGCAGCAGCAGAAAACCAAAGACTAAAGAACGATGCTCGTCAGGTTGTGCGTAATGCACTTGAGTCCTACCGATTACCAGCAACTCTCGGAACCTTTATCTATGATCTCATTACACAGGATCAAATTGACCTAAACAGCCCAGACTCAATCCTTTATGCAATGCGCCAACGGCCTGAATACCAAGAACGATTCAAGGCAAATGCGCAGCGTGTCAAGAATGGTTTATCGGAGCTTGACCCAAGTACCTACCTAGCCCTTGAGACTGACTTTAAACAGGTAATGAGGGCCAATGGTTTGCCACCAGGTTTTTACGACGACGACGATGATCTATCTGCACTTATTGCAGGAGACACATCTCCGGCTGAAGTCCAGCGCAGAATTGAAGATGGCTATAACGCTGTGCAACTTGCCGACCCACAGGTCAAGGCGCAGATGTATAACCTATACGGAGTAGATGACTCACAACTCGTTGCGTACTACCTAGATCCAACACGCGGAGAATCGCTATTGCGCCGTCAGACCAGAGCTGCACAGATCTCTGCGGAAAGCAAGAATCTTGCAAACATCCAATTGACTACAGACCAAGCACAACAACTTGCTGATGCTGGAGTTACCCAAAAAGAAGCACAAAAGGGCTTTGCAGAACTTGGTCAAATGGGTGAACTAATCCAATCCTTTGGCGGAGAAGCGGCACTGAACCCACAAGATGTAGTTGCTGGAAAGTTTGGAACCAACACAGAAGCCCAAAAAGAATTGGCGAGAAGGGCAAAACTCCGCACTGCCGAATTTGCTGGTGGCGGATCGTTTGCTCGAACAACCGGCGAAACATCAGGTTCGGTTACAACCTCAGTTGGTAGGGCTCAATAGGATACTTGACACTGTCAAGTAGGTTGTGTGTATACTAATGATGTTCGGTTACGGACACCATTGGAAACCCCCCGATTTCAATGTGCAAAAGGGGTGAGACTTGCAGCCATTCGGTAACCTCCAACCGAGTGTGGGCAGAAGGAGTGGGTCATGTCGGATGCAAACTATGAGTTTGAGGATGATGTAGTGCAAGACCAGCAGCAATCGAAGGACCCTGTGCGAGCGCACTTGCGGAAACTTGAAGCCGAAAATAAGGCTTTACGTGAGCAGGCAGCGGAAGCAGACGCAGCCCGACGAGAACTTAACTTCGTGAAAGCGGGCGTCGACCCGAACGATCCGAAGTACAAGTATTTCGTTAAAGGCTACGACGGTGAATTAACACCCGAGGCAATTCGAGAAGCAGCAGAAGAAGCAAGTCTCATACCTAGTCAAAACAACGAAAGGGCTGCTGAACAGCAGTCTTGGAGTCGAGTAGCCCAGGCGGCAAAAGCCGGACAGACGAGCGAACCTCCTGTTGATTACGCTCAACGTATTGCACAAGCAAAATCCGCGGACGAAGTGATGCAACTGCTGACCCAGGCGCGAGCCGAAGCAGAAAAGTACTAATCACTCCCCATTGGATTCACATTCTTTGGGGCTACCCCTAAAGGAAAAATATCATGGCCTATACACAGGCTTCATCCCTGTCAACTGACCAGGCAGCATACGACCGTTTAGCGTATTTCGCTTTGCGTTCGGAAATGTTGTTCGATCAGGCAGCAGACGTACAACCAACCAACCAGTCAATGCCTGGCTCTTCGGTGATCTTCACAATCTTCGCAGACCTTGCAGAAGCAACAGCAACTCTTGCTGAAACCACAGACGTAACAGCTGTAGCCATGAGCGACAGCCAAGTAACTGTTACTCTTGCTGAGTACGGCAACACAATCAACACCACAGCAAAGCTTCGTGGAACTTCGTTCCTTGACGTTGATGCAGCAGCAGCTAACCTAATTGGTTACAACGCTGGTGACTCAATCGATAAGGTAGTTCGCGATGTTCTTGCTGCAGGCGACAACGTTGCTTACGGTGGCGGTGGATCAACCGATCCAACAGGCCGTACTTCGGTTGCTGCTGAGGACATCATTGAAGCCAACGACGTTCGTAAACAGACTGCTGCTTTGCGGGCTGCAAACGTTGCAACTTTCAATGGTTACTACATGGGCTACATCCATCCAGACGTTTCTTACGACCTGCGCCGCGAAACCGGCAACGCATCGTGGAACGCCCCACACGTCAACGTTGACACTATGAACATCTACAACGGCGAGATCGGCACCTTTGAATCAGTACGATTCATTGAAACCCCTCGTGCAAAGGTGTTTGAAAACGCATCAAACGGAACCAGCTCGACTGGAACGATTGACGTATATTGCACCCACATCATGGGTCGTCAGGCTCTTGCAAAGGCATACAGCCAAGTTGACGGTAACGGAATGGTTCCGAAGGTTGTTCGTGGACCTGTGGTTGACTCGCTCATGCGCTTCAATCCAATCGGTTGGTATTGGCTCGGCGGCTACGGTCGCTTCCGCGAAGCTTCATTGCGTCGTGTTGAGTCGTCATCCAGCATTGGTGCAAACGCCGCTTAATTGAGCGTTTGATACCTCGCGTTCGCGGGGTGGTTCAGGTTCCCCTCGACCTGGGCCACCCCGCTTTTGCGTTGGTGTATAGTCTTTTAGACGAAAGGTTTGTATGTCGATTTCTAACTACGCTGAACTCAAAATTCTTGAACACACAACAGGCAAGACTGCTTGGACTATTCCAACAGATGTGTACATCAAGTTGCATACGGGTGATGCTGGTGAGGAAGGTACATCTAATGCTGCGTCTGAGGCGACTCGCAAGGAGGCTGCATGGGCTACAGCGTCGTCTGGTTCGATTGCGACTTCCGCTACTTTGGAATGGACTAACGTTGCGTCTACAGAAACTTATTCGCATTGGTCTATGTGGGATGCTTCTACTGCTGGTAACTGTTTGTGGACTGGTGCGTTGTCGTCTTCGGCAGCGGTAACTGCGGGCGACACCTTTCAGATCACTTCGCTCACCCTGTCGCTCGACTAGCCGTTAGGGGATAACCCCTCATGGCGCAAACAGCAGTCACAGGTTTTAGCGAACCGTTTCAGGATACCCGCCCGTTTTATCGTGGCACCTATTTTCGGGTTGTTGGGCGTACTGCTACAGGTTCGGGTGATGGTTCTGCCTCTGTTGCTTCGGGGTCGGCTCAGGTTCGTTTAGGTCAGTTAACTGACTTTAGTTTTCCGTTCAGGAATGGTGGGCGGTTTTATCTTGGTGTTCGTGCGGTTCTTACTGTTACGGCTACAGCGTCAGGATTAGGTACTGCTGATTCTGTAGCACAAGTGCTACGCCAACGGCAAGGTACGGGTAGTGGTACTGGTAGTGCTACTGCGGTAGCAATCAAAGTGTTGCTTCGTATTGCGACAGGTTCGGGTGTGGGGACAATGGATTCCACAGGGCTTCACATTGCGCCTCGTACAGCGTCAGGAAGCGGTTTAGGCTCCGATACTACTGTCGGGCAGATTACGCCCGTTAGAACGGCTCAGGGAAGCGGATTAGGGGCTTCTGCTGTCACGTTCATTCGTGTCCCGTTGCGCACAGCCATAGGTTCAGGTGTGGGGTCAGGCACAGGGGTTGATCTGCTGGTTGCGATCCGTACTGCTACAGGTTCCGGTGCTGGTGATTCGGTCACGTTGTCAGGTATTGCATACTTCCGTTCCGCCACAGGATCAGGCGCAGGAACACAAACTGCCGACTGGGTTAAATCCCGTATTTTCCGTGTCCCTTTTACCTACAACTATCCTGGAGGATATTTTGGTGGCGGGGATGTTGCAAACCGTTTAGGCCGCTATGACCGTTCGGGTGTCCGAGCAAGAAATCTTTACCAACTTACCAATGGCGAATACACCATCGTGGATCAGCGTGATCTTGGTCAAGTGGTAAAACTTTGGTACGGTGGTAGAGATCATTTCCTCAATGATGCAGAAGTTGCAGAGTTGACCGCAGCAGGATTCGGAGACAGTATTACCTAATGGCTATTTTTCGTCCACCCACTGACAATTTTGTGCGCCCTACATTGGCAGAAAACTTTACGGTCGGAGCAGTACTGTCTAAAGAGCAAAGACTTGCTAACCGTTTAGCAGCCCACTATGTTCCGGGTGCCAGGGGGCGCAACGTGTTTTTGCTTGTAAACGGAACCTTTACAGAAAACGAACCATCCGATATGGATACCGTTGCAAAAGTGTATTACGGTGGGCATGACATTGAAGTAACAACAGAGGAAGTTGCAGCGTTAACGGCTGCCGGATATGGGAGTAATATCAGTGGTTAAACATCAAGAAACACATCCAGGTTTGGATGTTGAGGGTTGCTTTGGATGCAAGATTGCCTATGTTGGTATCGGGGCAGACGCTATGCCTTCACGTGGCGGTCAGGCACGTGTTGCAACAATTAATGCAAAAGATCGTGTGCTAGACAAAGACCTAGATGCATACAAGCGTTTACGTCAAAACGGTGTGCAACCTAAAAACATTGATGGGTCAGCACAGGTTGAGAAACGAGCAGAAGAAAAATGGCAAGTCGAAACTGGGATACTTCCAAACAGATAAGTTTTGTTGGTATCGACATACCCCATGTTGGGTATGGTCGAATGACTGCCAGTTTGGTTGGTGCTTTATCTGAGCGTGTGAGTGTTGTGGATGACGCTGAACGGGTGGTGTTTGCTCTCAAACCAGACATGATTAAAGGCTGGATCAAAGGACAGAAACCTGCGCTGTTGACCATGTGGGAAACCAATCGGTTACCTAAAGAGTTCACCGATTACATGTATCTGTTTGACACAATCATTGTGCCTTCGCTATACAACTGGGAAATATTCTCAGAACACCACGACAATGTGCGGGTTGTTTCGTTGGGTGTTGACCGTGAGATTTGGTGTCCGAAAGAACGGCCCAACAACAAAAAGTTCAAACTGTTATGTGGCGGTTCGGAGTGGTATCGCAAAGGGTTAGATGTGGTGCTGGAGGTGTTCCTCAAAATGGGGTTGCCTGACGCAGAACTGCATATCAAGATTGTTCCACCGTATTTGGCTGCCCCAAAGAATTTAGATTATCCG